CATTAAGATCTGTAATCATTTCCTTTGGACAACTTAAAGTATATTCACAGTTTTCAAATTTCATTAAATTACTCATATAATATATACCTCACTTTCTAAAACCCAAATAAATCGTCAATTAGTTAACCAATGATAAAATATCATTTCTATCGAAACCAATTAATTCATCGGATTCTATAATATCAGCCAATATATTAACAATTTCTTTTTGTGCTTCAGAGTCCCATTTAGAAAGTTCTGTCTTTATTCGTTCTTTACCATTCATTTTTGCGATATAATAATCTTCCAATGTTGCAAAAAAGAATTCATATTGATTACCAAATGGTGGCATTTTATTATTCTTCATATCGTTTAAATATTTTAATGTTCTCTTATTTTTCATTTACATCGCCTCATTTCATTAATTCTTCAACTTCCTGCTTCATTATACTGATTTCCGACAAATCGTACTGCTCAATCATTCTCTCTAATTCATCAGGCAATCCAGTCATTTGTAATAAATCCTCAATAACTCTTTCCATATGTTCGTAAGCAATATCCAAATTATTCCATACTGACTGCAAGTTATTTTGCGTTTTATTAATTCGGCTCATTTATATCACCTCTTTCAATTTACCCATATAAAATTGACTCTAAATCATCGATCACAATTTCCATCCGTCTTTTTACTTCTTCTTTGATTTCTGTAAGAGATAGTTTATAATCTTTAATTTTTTCTTCAATTTGATCACAACACCATGTAGGATTATTTCGTTTTCTATCCATCTATACCACCTCTTCTAATCTTCCGAGTAAATCATTCTTTCTTTTTATCCTTGTAAAAAGTAAATATAAAACCATTTTGGATATCCATCCTGCCAAAATTCGCAATAATGTCTATATCTGCTTACTTTATTCTCTTTGTATAATTCTGCGAGCAGCCTACCAATTTCAGGAACTTTCGGCACTCCATATAGATACCATTCTATTACTTTTGGATTAAACTCATTTATATATGCGTTTACAAAATTCTCTGATACAACGTCAATAAACTCATCTTTGTGTTGTGACATATAATTGAGTATCCATTGCTTTTTGTATTCTTTTATGACATATCACCTCCAAGGAAAGTTAAATTTCCTTGTATCCTAAAACTTTTAGACAATGTACAAATCCGTCAATCTCATTTTCTTGAACCATTTCTTTTTGTTCATATCCATCATCATTAATATGAACTGCGTAATAATCGCAAATTTTCATTCCGACATAGAAAGTTTGTTCCATATCAACTACTCCTTCTGTAGTAAATTTAAAGTTCATTTATCTTTTTCAACTGCATCACTAACTCTAACTCTGCAATTTCCGTTTTCAGTTTCTTCATGTATAATAATGCATTAATGGCATTGTCTTCATAATTTGATTGTTCAATGTTTTTCATATCAATTCTGAAATATTCTTGTTGATTTTCCAAATCTCGCTTCTTTGCAGCTAATCGCTGTTCTAATACATCATTCATATTATTCATTCCTTCCACATGAAAACTTGGTTTACTTGGCTTTTAATATTTGATATTCGTTTCATCTGTTATCTTCTTTACCAACTTATCCAGTTCATCATATTTTTCAAGCAAATATCTTAATTCTTCAATAGTAATATCTCTCCTTTTACTACTATCATTAGTGTCATATACAAAGATACTTCCGTCGCTGCAAGAACCAATATTTACCCCAAAAGTCGTACCATAGTTTTTGTCTCTGAATTTCTGTTTTAACATAGAATATTCATCATGTTCTAAAAAATATTTATATTCTAAATTTTCACATCCCTTTAACTGACGATGGAATGTTTCATCAACATAATCTTCATATGTATCATACCCACCTTTTCTATTAATATATTGAATATTTCTTCCACCCATAAAGCGAATGCTTCCGTATTGGTATGAGTTATCAATTAAGTTTCTTTTATCATTTCTTTTGATCCATACTTTGAGTGATACTGTTTTTACATCTCCCCAATTATCAGTCGGCATATCCTCTTTGTCTTTTTCAAACTTCTCTGCAAGTGATAAGATATAACTTAATTTGTTGTCTTGCATTTTATCAACAAACGTAATCTTGTCTTCTCTTTCTACGTCTGATTCACAATCATATATTTTTTCTTTTCCAATCATTACACTGTTTTCTTGATTCAGCAGTTTCATATCTTCTACATTCCATTCAAACATAATTTTACCTCCAATCTTCCAATGAATCTATTATTTATTGTGCCTTCTATTTTACACAATATCATCCAACAACTCAATCACTTCGTCAAGTTTGTCGCTCGCTTCTTCCATACTATCAATTGCATCTTCAGAACACATTCCTCTATAACTACTCTGCAATCCTTCGGGCATGTTATCAAATACGTCCTGTTCTTCGCTTAATATAGAAGACAACTCGCTTGAAACTTTCTTCAAATCGGTTTTAATCAAATCAATTTGAGTTTTGAGTTTCCTTATCTTTTCTCTTCTCTGCTTATTCATTACCTATCACCCCATAATGCATGGACTACATCATAATCACTTGGCATACATGTACATGTCAAAGCTCCAAAATTCAACTTATTAAATTCTTCTTTTGTAATTTCAATTCCCATATCGCCATCAACAGTCGTATTGTAATCAAGCTTTCCCTGACATTCTGGACGGAAATACCATACTCTATAGAACTCTTTACCAGTCTTACTATTTTTACCACTAAACAAGCAGGTAATTGTTCTACCTGAACTAATTTCAGTTGTAACAGTTTTTCCGAAATATGGATTGTATTGACTATATACATTTTTTCCGTATTTTAGATTTTCCTGCTTATCATGTTCACTCATTGCAAATAACTGCTGTGTACCCCTCCCATAAGAAGTGTCATACACTTTACTGCTATTCACACCAACAGTTGAATATAACTTAACTCCGTTTCTATCAGTAGTTTCAACCCTCTTTACTCGTTCACCATTGATGTAATCATTGCAAAGTCTATCCATATAATGAACATTTCCGTTTTCATCAACTGTACGAGTAGTTTTCTTCATATCATAATTGTCATACGCTGCCTTTGCAGCACTTCCTGTATACATTCCTAAAAACGCTAACAGTCCACCGAACATATTCATCAACCACCTTTCTCTTTTATATTATTTTCTCCACTTTTCCATTTCATCAACCGACTTTTTGTTTAAGTTATTATACATATCTTGTCTATTACGAGATTCTTTCTTTTTGTTTGCCTTCCAAGGAAGATAAATACATACATATCCTGCAAGCAAACATCCGATTAACTGTGCCATAATGATTACCTTCTTTCTTCAATGTTTGACAAAAGCCATCAGATTAATTTCCGATGGCTTGCTCTACTTCTATATTCTCTATTTCTCTTCAATAATTACTAATTCAACTCTATGCGCCTTCTGATCTTTATCCAAAGCATACAAACATGGATTTTCATTTCCCTGTAACACTTCATTGAGATTATATGTCCAACCCCAAGGGGATTCTATCATAGTCTGACCAAAATTATTCTCACATAACTTCCAACCACAATCATCAGGTAACTTGACTTTTAACTTATCATTACAGACTCCTCTAACATGCGGTGCTCCATATGTATATATATTTCTTTTTTCAGCCCCAAGAACTCCATAATTCCTATATATTATAAAATCTTTCATAAGTCTTTACCTCCTATTTTTCTTCTGCAAAATCATAATCAGATCCTTCAATAAATTCTCCGTCCTCATCGCACTGGCAATATTCTAGTGCATATTCAATAACATGTATTGTTTCTATGTTGTGGATATATTCACAGTTATATTTAGCAAGTTCTGCCTTTGCATCTGCTTCCTGGGTAATTGACCACATTTGTAATTCTTCCGGTGTCCGATCAATACCTAAAATCGAATCATGTTTCTTAAATTTTTTCCATTCATCTCTTGTTAAAATTTCATCACCTTTAATTAATTTAATTGTATTATTCATAATATCTACCACCCTTTCATCCCAATATTCTGTTTACTGCTTTATTAATTTTCATAATTTCTGCCGTTGTACAATACCGTAAATATCGACCGATTTCCGTTTTCTGTTTATGATAGATCCGATCAAGATTTTCGAGCTGCATCAATAATACAATATCATCTGTTATATTGCGTTCTGCTTTAGATACAACCACCATTTCCGTTCCATCACATCCATATACCTCATAAGGATTAATAATCTCCATTTGTTCTACTATATTTTCCATTTACTATCTTTGTCGTAACCACCAGATACCATCTTACTTTTTATCTGTGATGGGCTTTTACCAGCATCCATAGCCATTTTTCCGATTGACACCTTATCAAGATCATAGCTATTTACTTTTGCCTCAATGTATATCTTGCGTCCTATACAAATAAGAGCGATTGTAATGATTAATGCTAAACTGTCCATATTATCATCTCCTTTTCTTTATATATAGTTTTATATACTGCGTTCCACGATGTATCTATTAAAAAATGTCTTGATAATAAATTAATCTTTACATTCCAATATGTGTCTATTAAACTATTAGTTAAAAAATTATAAATATTTTCTTGTCTTTAACTGATTCTGTAATGTTAATAATGTCTTGACCATGATTTTCTGCTTTTCATCTTTGCTTACATCTACATCATCTTCAGTCAACTTCAACAAATCATCTGGTGCATTTAATGATGTCCCATTATAAATCATTAATGTATAATTCAAGAAATCATTCACATCATGTCTTTCTGAAGCATTTAATGCTTTCGTATACCAACCTTTGCATTTTGTCATTGCATCAACTTCCATTTGTCTCCCTCCTTTCTCTTACATATGTAACTATTATACCATACTAGGCGACTCTTTCCCATCCCTGTTCTACAATTTCTGCGTTCAGATCAGGGTTATTTATGTTTTCGCCGTTATAATACTGATAGAAACTTATCATATCAACCATGTTTCCATCGTTGTCATATAACTCATAGTATGTATCTGCTACCCTATCGGATTTACTAGCTGCAACCTCATCCGCTCCGATAGTATTAATATAGCCGTTGTTATGTACAAAATTTTCCGCATCTGCGTATTCCATATTATTTAATACTGTAATATCTACCATAAAAATTCCTCCTTAATAATAAAACCTGCGAGTAATTGTTACTCACAGGTTATTAGATACGTTATTTCATTGATTGCTGACTAATTCCTTCTCCATAGATTTCGCTTTGCATGTCAACTATACCTCGCACATATTGTCCAAGTTCCTGATCTGTGCAAGGTTCTAATATGTTTCTTGCCTTTCTTCGGATTAGTCTATATGCGAGTGATTCATTCTTCGTTTCTGTTATATTGATATTTATTTCCATTACATCGCCTCCAAATTTCCGTTTCATCTTTTCTTAAATTTTTTATGTTCTTCTATCAATTCTTCTAAAATATCCAACGGAACAATATTTTTTAAATCATCAACATAAACTCTTATATGTTCAAACTTTCCATTCAAATAATTGTATCCACACTCAATACATGTTCCACAATTAAAACCTAGTTTATTTTTACATATCGGACATTCCATTTTATCACTCCTAACTAATTTAATTCCTGTTTACATTCTTCTAACAAATCGTCTACAGTCATTCCTTCTGTATTTCTCCACCATAACTGTAAATTATCGTCTTGCGTATTGACTTCTGCTAAAGGATCATCGAGCATTGGAATATTTTCATTATCACTTTGTATATCCTGTACAAATGCTTTCTTTGAATTCCATTCGTATTCCACATATTTCCCATCACAATTAATAACAACTATATTCAACATAATATTTTCTCCAATCTTATCAGTAAATCCTCATTGCATCTTTGCCAAACAATCTGGACAAGTATTTCCATATTCTTTTGTCCATCTCCAATCACTTACAGCATTTTTTAACCATTTAACACTTTTATTGTTATGATAGTCTCTGTTTATAATACCACCACAACAACCACAAGCCACTTCCATATATATAATAGCTTTTTTCATTCATTTCACCTCAATTCATAATCCTTATGAAACTCTTGTTTATTCAGTTACTTCTTCCACATCATAAGTACAATCAATTCCGTTACTATCAAGTCCAGCACTAACAGCTCTTTCTATATCTTCTACTGATGAGTTATCATATACTTCAATAGTTACTGTAATTGTTTTCATATTTTTTCACTCCAATCGTCGCTTGAAATTGCTATTTCTTACGACAAATCATAATCGTAGTCTTCATAATCACAGTTGTCTTCTGCACAAAATTCAACTGAAATTCCTGCACCAAAATTTGCGATCAAAATTCCTCCACATTTTGGACACCGATTATTGCACTCTCTAATATCTTCCACAAATTCTTCATTTTTTCCAAGTTTAATATCTTTTCTTGTTTTCATTTCTATCACTCCATTCTATCAACAACATTCCATATTTCCATACCAAAACCATCGCACACCATCATAGCTTGCATATATATCATTACCTTTACTTTTGAAATATATTGGATAATCATTATTCTTCATTTTCATCACTCCAATCTTCTAATAACTCATACACTTCGTCCTTATTGTCATATATATACTGATTAAAGGCTTCATAATCTCCATCTTTATCAGGAAATTCTTCAACAAATCTTTCGTACATTGTATCTGATACAATATTTTCATTGAACAACTTGCCTTTGTATTCAAGTTCTGCATCAGCCCATTCCCCATGTGAAATATATCCAATATTCTCTATTCCACAATAATTTGGATATTCTTTCATAGAAAAACTTGCAATTCCGTTTTTAACTACAAAATCTCTCGTTATTGTGCTTGTCATCTTCTCACCTCTTCAATTTAGATAAATACAAAACATTACTCTTCCTTTCCATTTTGTGTTATAATACTAATATAGGAGTGAGGACTTACACGGCTACGTCACCAGCCGATGCCTCTTGTGTTAGTAATTCTCTTCTATGTATTCCCATGCTTCTTCCTCAGTTGGAAAAGCATTTGGACAACCTGGTACATAGAAGTCGCCATACATTTTGTAAGGTTTAACCACTCTAACACCTCCTTTATATGTATTTATAGAAAAAGCAGAGACAATTAAATCTCTGCTTTAACTATCACTATTAAGTTATTCTCTGTTACATATTCGACATATCTCTCATTGCTTGATCCCATACAGAATCATCATTACATCCACAATCATTCCAAAAAATCTTTCCAAATCCAAAATATAAACAATCACAAGCATTCATATATGCATTCTGTTTCGCTTTATCTGCGTATCTATTTTTATACTTCATACCTACACCTCCACAATCTCAATACAGAAATCATCAGGATCGTATTCACTACCTTCAATATCTCAGTCATTCATACATTCTTCTTTTGCGTTATTGGCAGCTTCTTCAGTTTCGCCATAGGAATCAAATAATCCCCATTCAAAATCAGAACTATCTCTTAACTGACCACCATCATAACTGATAATATATTTATACATATTAATCACTCTCCCTTTAAGTTAGGACATAAACCAAGTCCACCATCAATTTCAGGTACTCTTCTATACGCTCCTCTGTGTGGACATTCTTCTCTTTCACACTCTGAGCAATAACATTTTTGATATTCTTCATAGCTCATTTTCCAATTTGTTTCTGCAAACCTTTCTCTTGTCATCATAATTCCTACACCTCCAATGCTTTCTGTACTTTTTCATTAAATTCACCATACATTGATTTCCATTTCTTAATAATCTCTTCTGTTGGTTCACCAATAAGATTGTATCTTTCCTGTCTGTAATGCTCTGGATTATCAGTATGAACTTCTTCTACATATACTGCATTTCCCATTTTGCTTGCATCACATCCAAAACCACCTGTTGCAATCACAAGCTGATACTTTGCTTCTCTAAATTCTGGTTTGAAAAAATCTGGTTTAATTACTACCAACTTACCTTCAATGTTGTCACTTAATGGTTTACATTCGCTTTTATCAATTATTGTTTTCATGTTTGCTACCTCGCTTTCTTTTCAAGAATCAGTTCTTTCAATTGGGTTTAAATTTCTACAAATACACAATATTGTTTATTATCATTCATATATCTTTTTAAATCCTTTTCTGTTCCATTTCCTGCTTTAAATGCATTTTTAACTCTTTCTTTTGTCCATTCCATAAAATATCCATCTTTAATCGCTTTTTTTCTTGATTCTTTTGTATCTCCACCATATACTTCATTTAATATTTTCTTGCTTATTTCACATATCATTATCAATCACCTCATTTTAATCTTCATAAAAACTACGTTTCGCTTGCATTAATTCACCATATCTCGCTTCTGATAATATCTGCCATCTACCTAAACTATGATCCGATCTCACATTCTTTGTGAATTTTCTAACGTCATCCCAAAATGTTTCCATATTGTGCAATGTATTCAATTTCTTAATTTTTGCATAATCTGCATTTTCCATAACATAAGTTTCTATCATATCAATCAACCTCACTTTCATAAGCACTAATATCAATTCTACTCAACTTAAAATTCAAATTCTTGCTCCAATTTAACTCACCTGATTTCACAGGTAAATCATTATCACTATAATAACCATATATATTTGCTTTATATACATTCCATCTTGCACCATCTACATGTAGCACCGAATAAATCAGCTTGTCATTTTTATAGAAGTCATAGCAGCTACAATCAATATCAAGATAATATTTATATCCGTTTTCATCCTCTGTGTTGATTGCAAAATCTTCTCTGTTCATCCGTGATATTCTTGATTTACCTATTAGTTCTGCTTTTATCTCGTCTGGAATATCTTCGATCTTGTCCAACATGCTTGAATCAATGAACACAGACTTCTTTTCTTTTCGTTCATACAAATTCGGAAACTTCTTTCTAAACCGTGCTGCTGTTCCGCAAATATATTCATATCCGTTCATTTTACATTCTCCTTCCAATAAATAAGACAGACACATTTGTTTGCGTCTGCCTTATTATTCTCTGTATTACTCTTCTTTGACTTCTAAAATCTCGTATTCAACATCGTCATTGTCAAGTCCGTAAATTCGCTTACATTCTTCAACAGATGATACTGTACAGCTTTGTGTTCTCCATTCCCAATTACTCATTGCATCTTTATATCTAAATTTTATATTAAGCATTTGCATTTTCCTCCTTTGGTGTGATTAAACTCATAAGATTCTTTCTAATATAGCCACAGAAAGCATCAATACTTCCATTTCCAATAGTCCAACAACTATCCTCGTCATAGTTCCAATGAATAATTACTTCATGCCCTGCTGTGATATTAGGTAAATCAACATCTTCCTTTCTCGCATACGAACTCTTTGAAAGAGCTTTGAGATATACATATCTTCTGATATTCTCGATATCTCTTTCTGTTTCTGCATTGAAAATCTCTACCAGATCTTCCTCAGAACATTCATCATAAATATCATATTCAGAAGCTCCATTTTTCTTATTATTAAGTCTCTTTAACTCTTTGCTGATTGCAAACAGTGCTGATTCCTCATACTTTTTGCACTCTTCTTCGCTTCTAAATACTGTGCCATCCTCTGCGATGTACTCTGTTCTTACTAACTTCTCAATTGTTTCTGTTTTTCTTACTTCATTTACTCTCATAGTTTTAATCTCCTTTTCTCTGTATTATTCAAAATCTACATCATCATCTACAACCTGTGTATCATCGGGATCTGACCAATCAAATTCTCCATCGCTCATATTCTCTGCTTTTTCAATGGCTTCGTTTTCCGTCTCAGCTTCTATAACTGCATATCCATATTTAACTACCATTACTCTCATTTTAGCCATAATATTACCTTGCCTTTCACTGTAAATTACAATTTCCTTTGACTATATATATTCAACGATATCCGTGTTCGTATTTCTAATTTTACCTTCTGATATATAATCAGATTTCTCTCTGCCACTCTTACAGTTTCTGTAATAGTTCATCAACATTACAAGATCGCCATCAGGAATATTGTAACTATATTCAATACCTCCCTTGCTGTCACAATGAATAACTTCTATACCTTGTGATTTGTTCTCTAATACAATCTTACATCCATTGTTTACTTCAATTTCTTTCATATAATCACGCTCCTATTCTACCGACCAATTACCAACTTTATTTCCTTTGATTAGATATTCTCTAATTCTTCATTCAAGTCTGCAATTCTCTCTTTGATTTCGTCAATGTCTGACTGATAACTGTCAATGATTTCTGCCCTCTCTTCTGTTGTCAGATCTTCATCATCAAGCTCATCTTCTAAATCGCTTTGCATATCAGCAAGTTCATCTTCTGCCTCCTTGATTTCCTTTCTAATCTGTTCTTCACTTCTAATTCCAAGCCATTCATACACCTGTTCAGAATCGAACCATAATAAATCATTGATCTGCGTTTCTGTCATTCCATCAGGATATAAATCTTCAAGAATGTTTTCTAACTCTTCACATTTACCTTCTCTCTGTATTCTGTCAAGCGTATCTACTGCACCACTCCATGCATTAAAACTGTTTAAATCTAAATCATATGTAATTGTCATATTCGTCACTCCTTTCTAATAATTCAGACTTACAACTCGTCCATCATCAAGTTCGAGATAATTTTCACCCTCATTGACTAAATCTTCTCCAAACTTTTCATAGTCAAAATATCTTTCTGAAATCGTATCTCCGTTTTTAATATATCCAAGTGACCATGCCTCTTCATATCCTAAATCCGATGAATCACTGAATACGCTACCAATAATCCCTCTATCTCTGTAATCCAGATAGTATTCATTAAATATCTTTTCAATATCTTCATCAGATAATGAATACTCTTCCTTCATGTATTCAATTTCGCTTTCAATGATTTTCTGCTGAAATTCTTCCGCTTCTTTAGATGTTAGCTTATCAAATACATGCTGTATTGACTTTGATAATTCAATTCCCTTTTTATAACGCTCGTCTCCTTTTGTAATTCCATATCCTAAATTGTGAATTGCTTTATCAAACTGAATCAATTCGTTATATTCAGTTTCTGTTAATACAGTTTCAATGTCTGCATAAGCAGAAAAATCGTGTCCACTATAGCAAGCACCACATAAATTTACACTACCAAAATAATGATCACACTCAAATCGTGGGTTCTTTGAATCAATGTATGCACAACAATCTCTGTCATCGGCTGCCTTTTCTCTATATAAAAATAAGTAACTCATAATCATACCTCCTACTGAATTTCGCTTAATTCTTCCATCTGTTTTTCTGTAAAGATTCTTGTTAAGTCTTTATATTCTTTGATTACTGCAATATAAATTCTTTCTGCTGTTCTACTATCTTCGTCATATCCAAACTCTGAACAAAAATCTTCAAATGTGCCTACATCATATTTCTCTAAACAAGCCAATACATTATATTCACTTGGAACTGCTTCGGCTTTCAACTTCTTCAGTTCTCGCTCTGCCTTCTTTCGCTCATAGTATGGGAAATCTGAATATCTGCGTTTTAATTTCTTTTCAACATATTCTTCTAAAGTCATCTGAGAAATTTCTGTATTATTTATGCTGTCCCAAAATACATAACTCATTTTACCTCTTGGCGTAGTAATCGTTACATCGTACCAATTCCTTTTTTCTTTCTCTTTCCAATTCTCATTCCGTGAAATGCCACCATACACAATTTCACACTTTGCATTCGCCCTATTTAAAAAATTCTTTGCCTGTTTTAAATATTCGTTCATAATCGTTTCCTCACTTTCTTGTAATAAAATAGGCAGCTAGGTATTTATTCTCCTAACTGCCTTTGCGGTTGCGTTATTCTGTTTAGTTGCTAAATCTCTCTTCTAACTTTCATTTTTGCCTCAATCATATCAATAGCATTCCTTGCATCCTTCAATGCAATTCCAGGATGTCTAAGATAATACAACTTAATTGCAGTAACCCTGTCACCATTTCGTAAACACACCTTAATCGAAGGGTTAATTTCCTTAATAATTCCCTTGCAAGTAGCTGCATACTTTCGCACATCGTCAAAGTTATATTCGTCAACGGTATCACCATTGATGATAGCTACCTTTGCAATATCATAATTATTAACAAGTTTGCCGCTTGTAGTTGTGAAATAAATTTCTTTAGCCATTTTCTCTCATCCCTTCCTAAGAAATCTTAGTTTCAATGCTTCTTTTTCCTGCAAGAATAACATCTGCAAGGTACTTTCATATTCCTATCAGTAAACCAGATTCTTTCTTCGTCTGTTTGCCAGAAATATTCTCCACATTCCTTACACTTTTTTACATTCTTTAAATTATTTGCATTATGATATTCTACAGCATCTACTGCGGATTTCTTGTTCGCAAACCACATCGTAGTTGAATCGTCTGGCATAGTCTGTACTTCCGTTGCAACCTCATCTACTGCAAACTTGTCACCATTAAAATAAATTCTATATCCTAACATAAATCACTTCCTCCAATCTGCCTTTGAAATGCGAATTTAGTTCTCTTTTAAAACCTCCAAAAAATCCAAATACTGTGAGATTTCTTTTCGACACTCTAAAAGAACCTCTTTAGACTCTTCTAGTTTTCCCATGTATTCAGATGCAAGATGCTTATTTTTATCTCTCAACATCTCATAAGTTTCCTTATTTAACCGTACATCTCTTACAAGACCATCCTCTTTTTTCAATAATGCTAATAATGATTCATTCATTTCAATTTCTCCTTTCCATATGAAACACGAATTTTTTACAGTTGAATTAATTTATCTTCAATCAATAACTGGTCTAATCTTAAATTACTTTGTTCAACCTCAAGCATATCTTCAAAACCGTTTTCTTCAAGAATTTGCATTGCCTTTTCTGCCTTTTCTTTAGTAGAACACTGTGCAAAACAAGTGCCTTCTAAGTCATCAATTCCATTTACTTCCCAAATTTGCATTCCGTTCATCTTTTTTACCTACCTTTCTAATCCAAGGAAACACGCATTTCAAATACTATCATTACTATCAGTTGCGTTGGCAACTTTGTTTTTGAAATCTTCTAATGCCTTATTACATCTTGAATTATCATTCATTTCAGAAATTTCGCTTTTAATATAATTCCAACTACTTTCCGCTGATTCCATCAACTCATAAACTTTAGCAGCTTTTTCATATGTGAATCCCGCTTTCAGTTCTTTCAGTGCTGAAAATAACTCATTGATATTATAGATAGTTGCTCCTGCCTTGCATTCATTTGCAAAGCATCTATCAGAGCACTCAATTTTTTCTAATGCCATAATCTCCTGTACAAGTTCTTCTTTTGACTTTTTGCTGTATTCTGTCACCATTCTGTCATACATCCATTTATACATAACTTTTACCTACCTTTCACTATGAAATATCCATTTATTCTCTTTTATTTTCTGTTCCGTTTTCTATTGCAATGTTTTCCTGCATGGCGACACTGAAAATCATATACTGCTTTTCTGTTCTTTTTCTGCACTACATTCTCTAATGCCATACGTTTAGCCTGTTCATAATCTGGATTCATAAAATAACCATCCTTTCTTTCCCATTTAATATCCCTTTACATGTCCGTAGCAACATAATATACATAAGAAACTATATACAATCATGTATAATATGTAATCTGGTGCACCATCAAAACACCATTTTGATATAAATATCATTGGCACGATGGTAAGCAATGTCCAATTTGCACGTAATAGCCAGATTAATTTTCGTTTGATAATTGCCTTTCTTTTTGCCTTTTTACGAGCCTGTTTCTTCTTATATATATGTACTGCTTCCTGATATGTATATAACCGTACTGTATTTTCCATTTCTCTTTCCTTTCTATACTAAGTCGTATTCTCTTATCAACCTCTCTGCTACCATCCGATTGAGATCTTTGTTGATTGTAATTCGTTTGTGCGTAACTGTATTTATGTATGTAAAATGGCTTCCATGACTTCGCAAATATCTGAAACCATTCCGTTTAAGAATAGGTTCAAAATCACGCATCTGTTTTGTCTTTCTATACATAGACCCCATAAATATCACTCCTTTCTGTTTTCTTATTCCCTTTTACATTGCCTGTATTTTTCTTGTTTTACGCTTTGGTTTTTCCTGTTTAAATGGGTTCTCCATCTCATATCTCACAATGTCTGATAAATAATCAAATATCTGCGCTTGTGTTTTATCCATAATATTATCCACGAAGAACTCTGTTCCTTTACATCTTTCAATTAACGCCTGTTCCATTTCATCTGTTCTACCTTCGCAATAAGCATATAATGCCTTTAATGCACGAATTATCTTCGCTGTATATGCCTTTCCGTTATAACTATCTGCATATCCATTCCAACCGAGTTTTCCAAGTAATACAAGCATTGCATTAAATAATTCAGGATTTGTCTTTGATAATTTAACACCATCTGAGATAGATGTAAGCGTTCCTACTGTGTTTTCATTATCATCATCTCCCTTTATTGCAACATTATTTCTGTGACAAATTTCCTGTAATTTAACATAATCTATTTTACCGCCTGCAATAGCTGCTTTATAAATGTCCATTGGCTGCATTTTTGCTCTATCTTGGGACTGATTAATAAACAAATCAATCGCTTCTTCAAGTGAACATTCCATGATTTCTACGACAACAGCATCCATTTTTGCTTTAAATGCGCCATATATTCTGTGCTGACCATCAATAACATACAGTCTGCCTTTGTGGAATAGTACCTTCGGAACATCCCATTTATACTTGTTATATGTGTTTCCGATTGTGTATGCTCTAGCAAGCTTTAATCTTCTCTGCCATTCAGGAATGTGGATATACATTGGATCTACTACAAGCTGAAGCTTGTCTCCGATCATGGAGTTTCGCTTTGCATCCTTAATCATCCGTGAAATATAATCGGTTTCCATTTTTCCAGTAAAACCTTCTTTATCCCGTAATTCCTGCATTTCCATTTCTGCCTCTTTTGCTGTTAAATAAACTCTCTTACACATAATATTCACCTTTTTAACCTTTCTTTTAATTAAAATAGCGACTACTTAATTGCAGTCGCTTAAAATAATTTTGCCTTTTAGTTTTCACTTTCTCGACATTTACATTCTTTTATGCAGACATAATCATTGGTTTAAGCCGTGAATATGCTCTGTCATATTTCCATGAATCTTCTATCTTTCCGCTTGGAACAGATAAATTGTCTACCTGTTTAATAATTTCTTTTGCCTTTGATGTGTTTAAACAAAAATCATTTGCTAACACCATGATTTCTCTTGCCCAGTTTGCCATAATTGCTTCCTCCTTATTATTCGCTCTTGTAATTTGCGTTTGAATCGTTTATAATTTGTGTGCAACACAAATATGTTTTATTCAATTCATTTTGTGTTCTTGGGATTGAGGCAGACTGAAATAGTCTGCCTTTTACTATGTAATAACTACATTTGCCTTTAAATCTGCATCCGTAGTTGTGTGAGTTATAATCGAACTCACTATCCGTACACAGATTTATTCTGCGTATGTAATTGTAAACCCTGCATATTCTGCCTTGCGGATCTGATCGGTAGACATCTTTTCTGTGCCTACATACATTCCCTTCCATACTACGTTTACCTTTGCCATTTTGATCAACTCTCCTTTATGATTTATTTTGTGCTAATAGTATGCACTAAAAAAGACACCTACTTTTGTAGATGCCTTTTTGACTGGATACTATTTTTGGGGTATAAAAATAGCACCCTATTGGATGATGGGTGCTTTTGGTGTGTTGGTTATATTTGACGCATTATTACATTTGTTTTAGTTTCGCTTGGAGTTCAGCTATTTGATCCTGAACTTCTTGTTTTGCCTGTTGTTTTGCCTTTATATCTTCTGGATAATTCTCTTCTGGAATGAATTCCATTATTTCATCAGGCATACAACGGAAGTAATCGCAAACCTTGCATATACTATCTATAGTTATAGATTCATTATGAAGCATCTTTTGCATTGTAACTCCACTAATTTTAGCTTTATCTCTGAACTCTTTTTGTTTTATATTTTCGCTTTTTAATTTTGCGAAGAATTTACTATAATTAACTTTCACTTTATATGCCTCCAATGTTATTCATCTCCTTTCATTCTAGCATATAATTTTGCTTTTGTAAAAATCTTTGTTAAGTTTAGCAGCTAAACCAGATTTTAGTTTAGCCACTAAACATTTGCCTTTATCCCTCCATACCAAACATAATATAAGCATAGATATTTCCTCTAATTTCTGTTGGAATCTCATTTTGTCTTTCAATTATATCGTCAATGGTCTTATATCCATTTTGACGCAGATACTCTAATGATTCTTTACGTACTTTTAGAGTTTCTATACTTCGCCTTCTGACATTTCCTGGGACTTTATGAACTATTGCTTTTTCGGACATATTGTGTCCTCCTTCCTATTTTTAGGCACATTGTACCTATTCACAATGTTACCATAAAAACAACCTCCTTTCAATTTCCGTTTCGCTTCTGCTCATCGGTTACGGACTTACACCGTAAAACGGAAGGCAGATTTTAATCTGCCATTCTTACTGTTTTAAAACCGCAGTCAACACTTTTCTATTTCTTGTTTTTGCATTTTGAATTTGAGTATTTATAGACAAAGTACCTTTTGTGAGCCACTCTATCCATAATGCTTTTATTTCTTCGCAGTCAATTTCAGTTGTATTGTACAGTCTGAAAATGAAGTTAAGAATACTTTCGTCAGTTTCTGCATATGTATTTTTGCCTCTAAAGTCACGAAATATTTCGTGACAAATTCCATACATATCTAATGTGTTAAGCATGGTTATTTCCTCCTTAAATATAATATCTTTGAAAATCGTGTAACGGACTTTTTGAGCACTCATAATCAGTTATTGTTTTATCAGCACAATAATTTTCTTTGTCAAGTCGAATACCCGAACCACCTGACTTATGTTTTCTTGAATGTTTCATCATGTTCTGAATACTTTTCATATGTCTGTCGTGTTTAGTTACTAAACTCTTTTGCAAGTCTTCTTCTTTCCACCAGTGACATTTTGTCCACCACAAATGCATAGTTGTAGCCCACTGGCAGATATTGCGTGTCGTTTTTGAATTTTCACACACTTTGATCCAGCGTGAACCATTAAACCTACGCAGTTCTAATTCATTGTCGTTCTCAGGCTTGCTGTGAACCGTACAAAACCACCAACCGACAGAATCACAGCCGTACCATGCATTGAACGGAATATGCTGTCCCCAGATGTATTCGTGATTATTTTCGCAAACTGAAATATTCATAACGCAAAACCTCCTATTCTGAAATAACTGCATCTTTTGCGGTTACTCCGTACTTTATTTTTACAATGTGCATAGCATCCACTTCAGATAATGCAAGCACATTTTGAACTATTTCAAACCATCCGCTTTTATTTATTATTGCCACATCATAATATTTCATATTTTCGTACCTCCTGGCATTGATTAATATTGTTTTATGGTTTAGTCGCTAAACAATTTTAATTATTGATTTTTTTGTTTAGTCACTAAACTATAAAAGCATTAAAAAACCCGGGTATTGCTACCCGGATGACATTACAAAAAGGGCGGATTTTCACCGCCCTGGTTTTAGTGTTAGTGTGATAGTGTTGATTATTTCGCAAGTGTGGCATTCTCAGCAAGCCACTTCTCAAATACAGCCTTATTAACTGTATAGTTCTTTCCCTGGTATGTGAGCACCGCTGTTTCTTCAGAAACTTCTTCTTCAGCCTTTTCTTCTTCCTTGCTATCGCTGTTAGTCTCACTGTCTGTATTATGAGACTTTTCTTCAGATGGTTTTACATAATCTTTTACCATTGTGGCAAGTGTACAAGCTGACAAGTCCATTAAGTCTTTAAATACGTAACCATTGAATACTTCAGCATTCTCGAAAATATCAATAATTTTGTCATATGAGAATGGATATAAACCAGTCGCAAAGTCGTTAAAACGATTATTTTCAATAATGAGGTTCATAGCCTTAACCCAACGACTTAAAGTTGCTTTACTTCTTCCTACTAACTTGATATAATCATTCTGTTTAATAGGTTTATCACAAGTCGCCTCTCCATGCACATTACCTTTATTGTCGGTATATTCTGGAATGGTGACACCCGTACCATATGCACACAATAAAGCAATATTGAAGGCAGACTTTTCAACTGATTCCAGCCGTAATTTTACATTGTTTATAGTGTCGTTGGCGGTCATACCGTTAACAGTTACATTAATGATACTATTGTTTTTTACTTCCTGGTTTGATGTGTTTTTTGCTGTACTCATAATTAAGTACCTCCTTCTTATTTTTTTTAATTGTTTTGTTTAGTCGCTAAACTTTTTTAATTTTGTTTAGTGGACTAAACTTTTTGTTCCAATATCCCATTAGCAACCTTTTATCCGTTGCTTTACTTGTATTATACTCTTTTATGAGAGTTTTGCAACCCTTTTTTCATAGTTTTTATTGAATTGTTAAAATTGTATAGTTTTAGTGTGGTTTTGATGTGAGTTATTGTGTATATTTACTAATAGGTTTATGTAATATAAATTATTCTTATATGTGGACTCGATGATATAATATAAACTTATATTAAAACGATAACAAACCATAGATAAAATATAAACATTTATTCGAATATGTTTTGCTCTGAGAATCCAGAATGATTTTATGAAACATTTGTTCGATCACGGAAAAATATAGAAATACCGTCTTTTCAATGGTATGGGGGTAGCAAAAACTAGAATGGCAGCTTGTCTTTCTTGAAATCCATATAGCAGATTCATTCACATACTCACTTCAGATTTTAACTTCTAAACCCCCCTTAAAAATCAACCAAAACTCCAAATCTTCCCACTTCAATCCCATATCGTACCCAATATCGTCAAAACCCATTAAAATCAAGCATTTCAGCCACTTCACAACCCAAAATCAAACTCCTATCTCACCAAAAATCCACCCACAAATTCAAAATCTTCCTTATTTATAAGCACTTTCACCGATAACGATTTTCCCAGTAAAATTCCAAATCATATAATCCCCATATAGGGGGCTACCATAAAACTACACACAAAACTATTAAGACAGTAATTGCACTGTCTTATTTTTATTTCAAATATAATTACTTGACTAATTCATATCAAATCGACACAAAAATCGATTTTATCTTCTACCCTACCAATCTATCAACAAAGATATAAAAATAAAAATTTACCTTCAAAATGATCGATTTAGTTCCCATAACGCCATATAAAGAATGTAATGGTATACGCCAGCATAAAAATAGTCCCTTTGATAAGGGACGGT